GTATGATCACTCTGCGACTGCTTCTCGCCATAATAAATAACCACATCGCCGGGTGAGATAGAAATATCTATCGAAATAATCAGAGTATCGCCTGCATTTACGTGCAGTTTATTCGTTTCAACTGGAAGGTCTGAAGCCGATCCAATCCTATATCTGACTGCATCCGACCCGTAGAAAGCAAGATTATCCGCTCCCCTCTCCGTTCTTGTGACGGATGATATCTTGCCGATTTGAAATGTCCCGATACTCAGTGACGAATCAAAAAAAATATCCATAGTTTCCGCAACGGTCACATAATAACTATTGTATGATTCTATATCAACAATCGCTATCTTTGTCGTGTTGGGAGGTGGATAGACTACCCCAAGCGGATATGTGCCGTCAGTGAACATTTCCGTGATAGTTTTATGAGGATATTCACCAGAGCCACCACTTTCAAAAATATCAGACTCCAAATAGCTTAAATCTGCCTTTAAGTCAGTAATCTCCTCAGCGTTCTGCGCTACGTTCTGGTTGGTCGTGGCGAGCTGCTGCTCGATGCCTTCTGTCAGCTTACTGGCCAGCATCTTCCTTGTGCCGTTCGTGGCGCCGTCCAGGACGACATAGTCGTCGTTCGATGCGGTCTGCGCCGTGTTGGCCAAGCCGTTAATTCTAATCTCAGCCATCAATCAAACCTCCTTGTTATATCAGTTAATCTACAAGTGACCTTATTGACGCCGTTCTCGTTAACGGCTATGTTCTGCCCACCGCTGGTCACGATCCGTCTGCCGTCCGATGTCTTGAGAAGCGTGCCTGCGGTATATGCAGCCATTGTTGCCCTGCGTCCCGTGAGTGCTTCCATACTAACCATGGACATCCACCTCCGGAAGCAGATACAGGTCAGCGTCCGCAATGAACGTATCGACCTGTCCAGATGCACTGGTCAGCTCAATGTCATACTTATACGGGATGACCTTGTTATATTTCAGCTCTTCCGTCATCTCTGGCTCGATTGCCAGTACGAGCGTATTGGTCGGGATCGGCACGATGAGCAGGACGGCGTGCTTGTCTGTCATCGCCCTTTTCATGGCAAATCTGATACTATCGCCACTCGCAGGCACATAAGCGGAGCCGTCCTTGTTGGTGATGGTCAGCTGGATCAGTGCCGAGTCGCCCCTCGTAAGATATATTGTCGTTTCATTTATCTTAAGCATTTTATCTCCTTATGCTTGGAAAGCTATCAACTCGTTGCCTGCGGTGTCAATAAAGCAGATGCCGTCATTGGTAGTCAGTCTGAGCAGGTCAATTCTGCGCTCAACCTCTGCGACCTCTGTGGCATCCAGATATGCGGATACGGTCTCGGAAGTCCGTGCATTATACCCGAGCGTGATGCTCTGGCTCTCAACGCGGTACATTCCAATCAAGCCTGCCGATGAAATCTGCATATCGACCATATCGCCCGGAAGCAGATCAGGAACGTATCTGCGCTGATATGATGCGGTCTTGGCGATGGTCTGCGCTTCCTTGAGCATCCGTCTGGCATATTCGCCGATAGATTCGCCATCAGTCAGATCTGCACTGGTCTCTGCCTGCCATATCTCACGGCCTCTGCCAGAGATGGACAGCGGACCGTCCGACTCATCCTTGGCGATTGCCATGAGGTCGTCACAGATTGCCATGAAGACATTCGGACTGCTGAACCAGTCTGCTTCGATGTTGATCTCCGGCTCGATAACGTCATTGTAAAGCGGATTGAAGACGACCACAGCCTCACCGTCTGCAGGCACGACCTGTATCGTACCGGCACCAGTGATGCGGATTCGCCAGTTCATCGCCGTGAGGATTCTGTCGATCATGGACAGATTCGTCTCACCGTCCTCCGCAATAATGTAGTTGGTGAGGGTCGGAGCGTTCTCGGCGACTTCCACCGGTGCAGGCGTCACTGAGAGCAGTTCTGCGACAACCTCACCACCCGACCGTCCCGCCGGTGCGTACCAACCACGCTCGAGCAGAATGTCATCGCACGGCTTCAGCACGGAATAGCACTCGACCGCCGTCTCTGCATAGGTGCCTTTATGGTCTGCTGTTGGCGTGGTAGCCAGTCCGGTAAACAGTGGCTCATGAGCATCTGAACCATCCTGTCTGGCATCCAGATAGACACGCACCCAGTGTTCACCGAAAAAGCCCATGCAGTCAACATCCGCTGATTCACGGAGTCCGGACGGCTCACGCTTGACGGAACCGCCCGTAATCCGAATAGTTTCTATATCCCGCCATGTGAGCGGGTCTACGATAGCCATGTAGTAGGTGGCTCTATATCCCTTGCTCCAATCCATGGCTTATCCCTCCTGATGCGATGCCTGCCACTCTGCCAGAGTCATGCCGTCCAGTTCCTCGGAATCAACCCGAGTTATCTTCAAGCTGAACTCCGCGATCCTGTGACCATTGGAGACCGCATAAGACTCATTGACCTGCACGTCGGCAGGGTGACTTGAGCCTTCTTTGGTGCGTATATGGCATAAGCCAGGATACACCGCAAGCCTCCGAACCGCTTCGATTGTCTGCGGATCCTCGGCAACAATAGCGACCGCTCCAACACTGGATGTTCTGCTGACAGCAGGGTTCCAGTCACCCTGGATGCTTCCACCGAGATATTTGGTCTCTTTGAAGTCCTTCGCCCATGCGTTGGAGACATCGACGTTGTATTCCAATTCGACCCGGCCTGTGCCAAAGTCAATGATGTTGGCATCGTGGTCAATGTCAGTCTGGATGTCCGTCCATGCGGTCTCGTTTTCAGCGGTGATGTAGTCGCCCTCTTTGGATTTGAAGACGAACCGATAACCGCCGTATGAGCCGAGTGTTGGATATGGATCCACGTAAGTCTGCCCAAACGCAGCATCCGCATATATCAGCTGCGGACGGTCTACAGAAAGCCTGTAAATATCGCAGGCGTCGCCCTGTGCGGTTCCAGTAGGTGCTACTGGCACAAGCATTGCTGCAAGGTGGTCCGTATCAATGGTGACTGTCCCGTTCGGGATGATTGCCTGATGGTCCCAAGCCACCCAGAAGTCCATGGTCTGCTCGGCTCTCTGTCCCAGACCGTCTGTGACTGTTGCTGTGAGGCGGTATGATGCGCCATCATCAAGCCTTCCAATCAAATCAGTCAGCCCGATGGTCATCTGCGCCTCGCCCATCTGGGAGCGAAGAGCGACCGTCTCGCCCTCGAAGCCGTAAAGGTCGACCTCATCGGGTCGGGTGACGTGATATGCTGAAAGCCGCTCAAGCGCGACCGTCGTTGTTCCGCCCGTTCCTGCTCCCGTGACTGTGACAGTCAGTGGCATCTCGGTAAGGTAGTAGACTGTCTCGGAATCCTCGGTCTCGGCTTCCAGTGACGTTGCCGTGATCTCGCACACCAGAGGCTCTGCAACCATGACCACCACAGGCTCAGACCATCCCGTCTCTCTGCCCGAAGCAGATACTACACGGACCGCAAGGGCGTGCTCCTCACCAGTTGCCCAACCGACCTCGGATGCGGAAATGGTGACGTTCTGGGCGGTCTCAGTGGATGCGATGACCGTGTAGTCCGTACCGTCATATTCTGCCACCTCTGCATAGGCTTGCAGGGTGGTATCCGTGGATACATACACCCACGAAGCTGTGACCGACCCGCCGTCCGTAATGACACCAGATGACAATGTCAGCACTGGCGTTATCGGCTCTGATGCCAGGTCGATGCTGACCGTATCGGAGTAGCCGCCATATGTCGGGTTGTCTTCCGTACCGCCAACCAATCTCACTCTGACGTACCATGTCTGCCCGACTTCCAGTCCGCTGATGTTCCAGACGCTTGCGTTGGTGTTGTCAATGACATATGTGTCTGGTTCATCCGTGCTCTGCCATGCGTCGGCGTGGTTCGCCCATGAGAGTTCTGCCGCTCTGGCGTCCTGCCATGCCCAATCGAATGTGACCTGTACAGTGCCGACAGTATCAGTCATTGCCAGTGACACATTGGACGGTGGCTGTGGTACAGAACCGCCATAGGTCAGTCTGTTCCGTGAGCGCATCAGATACTTTTTAAGCGTATAGGTCGTGACGCCTGCCTCGTCCGTGGAAGTGACATACGCACCGACGACCGCCTGTACACTAAACCCTATCGCCTCACCAGATGCCCATGCAGGGCACTGGACGGTAGCAGACGTCTGCCCGTGCGGAATAATCCCGATAGCCGTGCCCTGTGGATAGTCTGCGCTGATGTATCTGATGAGCAGATAGCTGTCTGGAACGTCTGATATATTTTCTGCTGTTACTGTTGCCAGATGCGTATCTGGATTTGCTGATACTGACAAGCCTGTCGGGTCTGCCAGATAGCCGACTGTTGCCGCCTTTGCGGCGCCGTAGGTGATGTTGTTGTCGTGTTCCGTATTGACACGGACAAACAGGCACTGGTCATCGCCCACCGTTGTATCAATCGAAAATGCAGCCTTATCTGCGCCGGTCGTGTCTCTTGTGATGCTTGCATCCGTCCATGATGCACCATCTGGACATACCATGCCTGCCATCGGTACGGCAAGCGCATACTGCACCGTTACCTTGTCGATCGGATGCGCCGCACCTGTACCGACCACCCATTCGACCGTGCAGAGGTAACCGCCTGCATCGGTCTGCTTGACTGTTGCGGTCTTGATCTTGGCCTGGTTCGGGCGGGCGTAAACGTGTTTGATGTATCTCCAGTCAGATGCTCCACGGGCACCACGGGCACGCACACGCACCCAACGTGTATAGGAGTCTGCCGCCAGAAGCTCGGTCTGCTCCGTGATGGTGATTGACC